GAGACTAACAATTCTACCCTTGAAGGTGAAAACCGCCTAGAAAGCGATTCTGTGCAATCTGGAGAGGGGAATAATGCGCCTTACAATGTGATGCCCAACAATCAGACAGAAGATTCTATCTGGGAACAGGGCGGAAAGGATGTGGAAACCTTTAAGCCTGGATCTCCTGTTGATTTAAGCAATAAGGTTTCTCAGATTGAAACTGCAAGGAAGTCCATGGAACAAAATGCATTGCATGAGTTTTCCGGGAACTACGATACAGAAGGAAAGCAAGCCTTTATGAAAAACTATGACGGCAGCTTAGACCTTCCGACTTACATTAAGGCATACAATGATATTTACAATATCGCACGGTACAACTACAAGACAGGACACGAAGATTTGCAGACTGGAGCCGTAAAGACTGCAAGAATGGCATTGCTTAGCGAGGAGCAAAGAAAGGAGATTTACAAAGCCGGATTTAGGGATTTGATGGCTACAGAAAAGAACTGGAACCAGAACTTTAAGGAGCGAGTGGAGAAGAGGGAAGGCGGCGTAATGGATTCCGTTCCTCATGCTCCGAAGAATCTGAAGACTGTACTTAATGCCTTGGGAAAGAATACAGGGCTTCTTTTCCGTATCACGGATTCTAAGTATGCAGATGGGGCGAATGGATCCTATGAAAAGGGAAAGGGCATTATCACAATCGACTTACAGAGTGATAATATCCTTGGCACGGTGTCCCATGAAATGACACACTGGCTGAAGGACTATAACGAGATTGCCTATCCTATGTTCCGTGGCCATGTAGTGGAAAGCTTAGTCCGTTCTTCCGGCACTGATTTTGACACACTGAAGGAAGCCTATAGAAATAGCTATGGGCAGAACATGACTGAGGAAGAAATCATTGATGAGATTGTGGCAGATGCTACTACTCATTTCTTGAATGATGAAAAGTTCATTGAGGAGATTACGAAGGACAAGGAAACAAAGGGATTTGCAGAAAAGATTCTGGACTGGATAAAGTCCGTGATTGATGCCTACAAGGAACTTATTTCCCATACAGGAGACAGAAGGGCAAGCCTTGCTTTACAGGAGGACTTAAAGAGATACGAAGAGGCTAGGGAGTTATGGTCTTACGGCATCGAAGAAGCTACTCAGAATATGCAGAAATATGAGCCTGTTACTCATGCGGAAGATAGTGAAACAGAGCTATCTCAAGTTCAGTTGCAGAAGGTTATCGACGATCAGTCTGATAAACCTATTGAAGACAGAGTGGAAGACGTTTTAACGAATAAAAACTTTTCCGATTCTCATATTTATCTAAATGATACGCCGCAAGTGTTACAAGATTTAGGACTTAGAAATCTGCCTATGCTTATGACTTCAAAGCACGTTTACAAAGCAATTAGAACTGAGCAAGAGGCAAAAAACGAAGGGCGATTTGTGCAGAGGGATAAAGGCCATTACCATGAGCTTGGTAAGCAAAAATTCCTCGATGTGGTTAATGCACTCGAAAATCCAGAACTTATTTATAAAGATAATAACGATCCAAATGATTTACAGATTGTTGTTGTGGTTGGACTTAAGGATGACAAGAATCGCCAGATAATGGTTGCGATTCAGCCGGAAGGAAACGGAAACTATAATAAGGTTTCTGTTGATAGCAATGTGGCGTTATCTATGTATGGGCGGAAAAACCTTCCGACCAAAATAAGTGATGCCCAAAATGATGGCAGAATTTTATATGATAAGAATTTAAATAATAATAGCGGTATTCTCCAGACCCCTGTGTCACAATTACACAACAATCCTTTGAATACCGCTGTTGCGAACAGTGTAAATCAGTATAAGAACTTAGTCAATAATTTTCTGCAAAAAAATGGAAAAGTACAGCAAACAAATCAAAATAACGGAGGGAATGGACTGCTTAAGCAGCTTGATATTTCCGAAGAATACTATCATGCGCTGGAGGAGGAAAACAGCGAGCTGAAGAAAGCAAACAACTATTTAAGCGAAGTCTTAAATGCAGAGAAATCCCACGTTCCCTCTCAGTCTGACGTAAGAAAGACAGCGGATAGAATGCTGGATGAGTTCAAATCAACCTTTAAGAAAAGCGACTTAGTGGAGCAGTTGACAGGCCTTTATCAGTACCTAAAGGAAAGCAAGAACATTGATGGCGGAGAGGTAACAAGGGTAAGCCGTTCTATTGCTAGGGAAGTTATCGACAACGCACAGTATCAAGATGAGGACGAAGTAAGGGAGTATAAGGCATTCAAGGGATTCTTTGATAAGCGGCCTTTGTATATCCCTGAGGAGTATATCGAAGATATTTACCCGGACGGATTCGGGGCGTTACGAAAGAAATACTTTGGCAAGGTGGATATTCGGAAAGCGAACGCAGATCATCAGAACAATATCTATGATATTTACAGAGAGCTGCAGCATGAGTTCCCCAATCAGTTCCCGGAGCATGACTTTACCAGCAACGATGCAGACGTTGCCTTAGAAATTCTGGACGGATTCGAGCAGTTGCGCCCCAAGGACTACGAGCATTTCCCGGGAGAGGAATACAATCATGCTGTAGATAGACTGGCGGACGAGATTTTCAATGCCTATTTCGAGGTAGGAGAGGAGAGTTTAAACAACAAGTACAAGAAGAGTTATAAGAAGCTGAAGGAAGATGCCCGGGCAAGCCTTGAACAGGAGTACAGAGAGAAGTACGAGGCGAAGATTGAAAAGTATATTGCCAAGGCAGAGAAGAGGGACGAAAAGAGCGTTGCCAGAATCAAGGCACTAAGGGCAGACTACAAGGATAGTCTTATTGACTATGACACCTTTATCCGGGAAGAAGCTAGGATTCTGAAGAAAACAGGACTTGAGTACCAGGCCAGAAGGGAACTGCACCAAGCGTATAGAGAGAAACAGGACGAACAGCGCCATAGACAGATTTACAAGAGGGAAATTGTAAGAGATTCTAAGGCTTTAATGAACATGGCCGTAAATCCTACGGATAATCTGCACGTGCCAAAGGTATTACTGAAAGACCTTGTGCCTGTGCTTTCCTCTGTAGATTTTTCCTCTGTGAATACCTATGACGGGAAGATTCCTAAAATCAGCATGACGGCGAATGAGTTTGCAAGGAACCTTGAAACATTGAATAGGCGACTGACGGAAGCAGAGGAAAACGGCGGAATCTTTACTGAGGATGACGGTAAGGGAATGTATCTTGATATTGATCCAGACTTGCGAGCAAGCCTTCAAGAAGTGCAAGAAGCAGTCAAAGGGATTGATGGTAATATGAACCGCCTGTCTACTGAACAGCTTCAGACACTTAGAAACAGCCTGAGGGGACTGAAGAAGATTGTGGAAAGCCAAAACAAGTTTATTTCCGATACCCTTAATGCGAAGGTTTCCGAAGTAGCTAATGAGGTTATTAAGGATTTTGAAAGCCAGAAAACAGGAACTGCATGGAGCGGATTTATCCTCGGCAATGGGCATGAGTTTTTAAATTATAATATGCTGGATGCCTATAGCTTTTTCCATGAGATGGGAGACGGCGGAAAGAAGGTCTACAAACTCCTTAGAGCGGCACGAGATAAAAAGACGGTAGTCTTGAATCAAGTAGAGAACCGCTTCAAGGAAGCCATGAAAGAAAACCATATCAAGACAAAGGATATAACTAAGCTTTCCAATGATACATTTACCTTTACTGCCCATACTGTAAGGGGCAATGCACAGGCGGAAGCTACCATGACGAAAGCTCAGCTTATGTCTATGTATCTTTATGACCTAAGAGACCAGGCAAGAATGCACATGTACGGAGAAAGGACAGATGCAGAGACCGGAAGAAAGCATATCGAGGAGAAGCTTGGCGGGTTTAAGATTGGAGACCGGAAGAAAATCGGAAGGTTCGCCAGAGACGAGAATGTTTATAAACTGACTGAAGCGGAAGTTAATGCCCTTGTGGATGAGCATTTGACAGATAATGAAAAAGCCTTTGCGGATAGCATTGGAAAAATATTGTCTATTGATGTGGCAAAGTTCGGAAATGAAGCCAGCAATGCGGTATATGGCTATGACAAGTTCACGGAAAAGAACTATTTCCCTATCAAGGTTGATAAAGATACTATTGATATGAAAAATAGCGACCTTGAAAGGAATATGTCTACGCTGAAGAATAAGGGAATGACTAAATCCCTTCAGAAAGAAGCCTACAATCCGCTGATCGTGGATGATATTTTTGAAGTGATGATGAAGCACGTGGATGAAATGACTTCTTACGGAGCATATTTCCCGGCAATTACCGATATGCAGAAGTTTTATAACATGAAGGACGAGACAGGTAATTCCGTTCATAGGGAACTTTCCAGAGTTATGGGTAACGGAGGTACAAATTACTACATGAATCTGCTTAGAGACTTAAACGGAAGCCGAGGAGATACGGACAATGTGGACAGATTTGCACAAGGATTTTCTGGCCTTTACAAAGGCGCAAAGGTTCTTGGCAATTTAAGGGTTGCTATTCAACAGCCGACTGCCTATGTAAGAGCGCTTGCGGCAATTGAGCCCCAATATCTTATGAGCGGTCTTAGCCTTCCGGTTACTGAAGCAAAAAAGGAATGGGAACTCGCAAAGAAATATGCGCCTATTGCCCTTTGGAAGTCTATGAGCGGTTCCTTTGATATCAATGTGGGGAAAGGTCTTAGACAGCAGATGACCGGGGAAGCGACTATCCGAGAGAATATAGCGAATAAAGCTGGCTTCCTTCTGGAAAAAGGAGACGAGTTCGCATGGAAGCGCCTTTGGTACGCTGCAGAAAAGAAGGTTGAGGGAACAACGGACTTAAAGAAAGGCACGGAAGAGTATTACAAGGCGGCGGCAGATATATTCAATGATATCATAGATAAAACGCAAGTGGTGGATTCCGTGCTGAATAGAACGGATGCCATGAAGAGCAAGAATGGATTGGTAAAGCTATCTACTTCCTTTATGTCAGAACCTTCTAAAACCTATAACATGGTTTACCGCGCATACTCTGATTACAGAAAGGGAAAGAAAAACGCCGGGGCGGTGCTGGGCGTTTTGGCTGTGTCTGTTCTGAGTGCCGCAGCAACTGCCGCCCTTGCTTCTGTATTATCTGCAATGAGGGATAGGGACAAGGAAAAGAAATATGGAGAGCGCTGGCTTGATGCTTTTGTGGGAGACTTTACAGATAATATCAATCCAATAAGGTATATCCCAATTATGAAAGACTTTGCGGAAATCGCGATTAATGCCTATTCCGGGAAGTGGAATAACGGATCCAATGACCTTACTACGAAGCCTATCGCTGATGCGGTTAAGGCATTCAAGAATTTATCGGAGGTTATGAATGAGGATTCTACGCTTGGGGTAGTGGGAAATCTATACAAGGCTTCAAATGCGCTTGATATTACAGGAATCCCAATGAGCAACACCTTGAGAGACGGGGGAGCACTATACGATACGATTATCTATGATTTTCTTGATGATGTAAGTCTTCAGTATGAAAGAGACAAGCTTGTCTACAACATGGAAGGAAAGAATAGCAAGGGCGATTATGTCAATGTAAAGCGTTTCTTGTCTTCCGCACTAAAGGCATACACCAGAGGAGACAAGGCACTAGGTGATAAGATTATGGCGGAGTTAAAGGCAAAGCTGGGCGATGATGTAATTGAGGAAGCTATGCAGAAACAGCTAAAAGGCAATGATACGATTCAGGCAATGGCTGAAAAGAAAGCAAGCGGCCAAGACTATTCAGAGGATAGAGAATCATTGCTTAGCCAAGGATTTAGTGAAGCCATGATTGATAAAGCGCTGGAGAGTGCCTATAGAAAGCAAAGCCCGGTAAAGAAAGAGGATCTAGCGGAACAGCTATTTG